GTATCTACTGACCTAGCAGACTTAGTAGAGAAGATACGAGAATGTGCTACTACACGAGGACAACATGGCAACTACTACCTTTTCCGGCCCAGTCAAGGCTGGCACTATCAGAGATACAACCGGCACGACGGTTGGTACCGATGTAGCAAACGTAGGTTATGTTTTAATGGCTCAATCCGCTGTGATTGACATCATTGGCGCGACTTCAAATAACCAAGTTGTAGCTACAATCCCTGCAAACTCACAAATTGTTGACGTTATTTTAAACGTCACGGTCGTCAACAACGACACTGGTACAGCTACCGTTGTGGTTGGAACTTCTGCTGATGCTGATGCATTTATTCCAAGCACAAGCGTTAAAACTGCTGCAACGACTCGCGGAACACTAGATACAGAAGCCACCGATGTTGGAACGGTTGACCTTCAAGTTTTGGTGGACTTTGCCGCAGCGAACGGAGACGGTACAACTGGTGCTGCAACGGTGACTGTTCTTTACATCCAGAACAACAACCTCTCCTAATTAGGGGGCTCTAGTGAGCTACAGTAATCTACTTGCGGTCACAAAGACCGCAGATGATGACGCAATTACCGGGCGAACTCGTGTAGCAGCTATCTACTACACTTGTTCGGGCACGGCATCATCTTTTCAACTAAAAAACGGTACGACGACTGGTGCAACTACACTTGTAGACATTAAAACTCCTGCTTCTGCTGGCGCCTATGATCTTATTTTTCCAGACATGGGAGTTTTGTTTGATTCGGGAGTTTTTATCGAGTTTGCGGATGCAAACGTAACTAGCGTCACATTGTTCTTTTACGGCGGAGTTGCCGCTTAATGGCCGAAAAATCATCAATAACTCGGGTTGGAACCTACGAACCATGGGAGTTACAAGTCTCCCGTGGGCAGATTCCTTATCACAAGACCTTATTTAAATTTGGGTCCAACCCGACTGTTGATGCTTCTTTGGAGACTGTTTGGAGCGAAGGAGGTATCTACGCTTACCCGTCAGCGGCTACAGTAATGAAAGTTTCTAGCTCAAGTAACAATGATACGGGTTCTGGTACAGGCGCTCAAACGGTGCTTGTTAGTGGTCTAGATGCTAATTACAACGAAATTTCAGAAACGGTGACGCTAAATGGGCAGACCGAAGTTCTTACCACAAACAGTTTCATCCGTGTATTTAGGTCTTTCGTTGTCACTGCTGGTTCTGGTGCTACCGCTGCTGGCGATATTTATATTGGTACAGGAACTGTTACTGCTGGGGTCCCAGCGACCGTTTACGCGAAAATCCCCTTGGGGGCTAACCAAACCCTAATGGCAGTGTGGACAGTACCGGCTGGATATACCGCGTACATAGACCAAGGCACTTTTTCTGCAGCAGGCTCAAACACAAATCACTCAATAAAAGGGCAACTTTGCTTTAGGCCCTTTGGCGGGGTTATGCGGGTTGGGGCGGAGTTAGGTTTATCCAGTGGTTTTGCATTATTTGACTTTGAGTACCCAGTTTCTTTCCCAGAAAAAACAGACATTGAAGCAAGAGCTTTAGCCCTATCTGGCACGGGATTTTACGTGGCAGCAACCTTTGATTTGATTTACATACAAAATGCCTAGTTCAAAAGGAATGGGAATTAAAACCTCGGTCAAGAGCGGCAACTTCCGCCCTACCAAGTCTGGTGCTGGTATGACCAAAAAGGGTGTTGCAGCGTATCGTAAAGCCAATCCTGGAAGCAAGCTACAGACTGCCGTAACCGAGGACAATCCAACAGGTAAACGAGCACAACGCCGTAAGTCGTATTGCGCTCGTTCTGCTGGCCAAATGAAGAAGTTTCCAGAGGCGGCAAAAGATCCAAATAGCCGTATTCGCCAAGCCAGAAAACGATGGAAATGCTAAAATGAGCGTCGAACGAGAACTTGCCACTCATTCCGTTGAAATTCGTCATATCCAAGATGACATGGATAAGATGATGGCCGATATGAGCGATATCAAAAAATCTCTGGAAGCAATTAATTTAACTTTGTCAGAAGCGAAAGGCGGCTGGAAAACCCTAATGTGGGTGGCCGGAGCGTCAAGTGCGGTGACAAGTTTTTTTATTGGTTTATATTCATTTTTAAGCGGAAGGTAAAGCCATGCCAACAAAACCTGGCCTTTATGCCAATATCAATGCCAAGAAAAAACGTATCGCTGCGGGTTCTGGTGAAAAGATGCGTAAACCAGGAACTAAGGGCGCTCCTACTGCAAAAGCTTTTATTCAATCAGCCAAAACGGCAAAGAAAGGAAAGTAATTATGAAGGGCGGAATGATGAAACTTATAAAGAAGGGCCTTGTTAAAGAGGTAGAAGAGGACAAAAAATCCTCTGCTGCCGCTCCAATGCGTAAGGACAATATGGCAGGAATGGCCGTTGAGGCTAAGAAAGGTGGAATGATGAGCAAAATGAAGATGGTCAAAAAAGACGGGAAAAAAGTTCCTGCATTTGCTGCGGATGGAGTAGGCAAAATGAAAAAGGGCGGAATGTCTGATAAAGCAGGCCGCGCAATGAAGAAAACTTCGGCTGATGCAAAAGGCCGCGCAATGAAAAAGGGGAAATAATCATGGCTGGTAAAGGAATGGGTATTGCAACGAAGGGTGGCGGATGTGTTGAGTCTGGTCCAAAAAACAAAATGATTTCAAAGACCAGCAAAACTAGCGGCCCTCTCATGATGAAAAATGGCGGCGCTGTAAATCAGCACAAGCGCATGGCTATGGGCATGATGGGCGGTGGAATGGCTAAAGGCTACAATAAGGGCGGCTGTGCTTAATGGCAACCTCTGGAACAACAACCTTTGACCTTTCGATTGATGACATAATCGAAGAGGCGTTTGAGAGATGCGGAATGCGCATGCAATCCGGGTATCAACTCGGCTCTGCGCGTAGATCTCTGAATTTGTTGTTCTTAGACTGGGCTAATAGAGGATTAAACCTTTGGACGATTGAGCAGGCGACTTATTCATTAACTACTGGAGTCAATGAGATAACTCTTAGCGACGACGTTGTTAATGTTTTATCGGCAGTGATCCGTTACACGTCTCAAGGTACTCAAACAGATATCACTATTGATAGGATTAGCCGAGCAGAGTACTTAGACATACCCGATAAAACTACCCAAGCTCGTCCCGCACAGTTTTATGTGCAGCGCACAAACAGCCCAAAGGTATTTTTCTACCCGGCAGCAGATCAAAACTACACTTTTGTTTATTACCGAATTCGTAGGATTCAAGACGCAGGGGCTTTCACAAACACCGCCGACGTTAACTTTCGGTTTTTGCCTTGCTTAGTGTCCGGCCTTGCGTATCAACTTTCTATAAAATATGCTCCAGATCGCACTACTGGTTTGAAAGGTATTTACGAAGAAGATTTTGCCCGGGCAGCAGCAGAAGATAGGGACACAGCAAGCGTGTCCTTTGTGCCGGAGATGGGGGTCTGACGTGTCTTTTGCCACGGGAAAGTTCTCTTACGGGCTTTGTGACTATTGCGGTCAAAGGTATCCGTATAAAATATTGCAAAAGAATTGGCGAGGATTCAAGGTTTGCCCAGAGGACTATGAGCCTAAGGAACCCCAACTTGAGCCTCTTAAATATCGTGGGGACGCCATTGCGTTACTAGAGCCCCGCCCAGACAGGACGGAACCGTTGACCATTTACACTCCGGCGCCTGGAGATAGTGCGTTTCAAAGTATAGGCAGTGCGAATAACACGGTGAATATGCAGCCGTATCCGGAGGATCAGGCAATGGTTATGAGTATGCGTCTTGGAGAAGTGACGGTGGTTGTATGAACTACAACGAACTTGTCACGAACATTCGCAACTATACAGAAGTTGACGCGAATGTTTTTTCCAATTCGGTGATCGATACGTTTATCACTTTCGCAGAGAATCGTATTCTGCGGGATATTGATTTAGACGTATTTAAGCTCGAAGCAACCGCAAACTTGACTGCAAACACCCCGTTCATTACGATGCCGTCCGGTATTTTGACTCATCGTTATATGACGGTTAAGAACCAGGCTGGGCAAAAGATATTCTTGGATTTTAGAGATCCCTCTTTTATGAAAGAATTTTGGCCAGACGGGACGGCCACGGGGATCCCAAAGTATTACTCAATTTGGGACCAAGACACGTTTTATGTTGCCCCCACTCCTGCGTCAACCTATGAAGTTGAGCTCGGGTATATTTATCGCCCACCCCAAGTTTCTCCAACTGTACCAACAAATTGGATAAGCGAAAATGCTCCAGAGGCTTTGTTTTATGCTTGCTTGGTTCAAGCCTATAGCTACACCAAAGGCCCTGCAGACATGATGGGTTACTTTGAAAATAGTTATAAGCAAGCTATCCAAGGTCTTGGAATTGAACAGCAGGGTCGCCGTCGTCGTGATGAGTTTCGTGATGGCATGGCTCGTATTTATGTTAAATCGGAGAGCCCAGGACCATGATGAGCGCCCAAACAAACATCGAAATTGGAAATGTTTCCGTGGTTACTACCAGTGGCCGTGGATTCTCGCCTGAGGAAGTAGCTGAACGAGCTTTGGATAAAATTATTTTTGTCAGTGAAACTGCAGCAGGCCCAATACGAGACCAGGCAATGGCATATAGGGATGCTTTGCGAAAGGTCTTAGTGCATTATATGCAGGAAGCGGTTCGTTCTGATCGAACCACCGTGGCAAATATCGTAACTCAGGCAGGACATCCTGAGCTTGTTCATTTATTGAGGAAGTGACATGGCTATCTCCCAAGCAATTGCAAACAGTTTTAAACAGCAGCTAATGCTCGCCGTCCATGATTTTCGCCCAGTCGGCGGTGACGCATTTAAGTTTGCTCTGTATACATCCGCCGCAAACCTGGGGGCAAGTACGACTGCTTACACGTCGTCTGGGGAAGTTACCAGCCCTAATTACACTGCCGGTGGGGCGACGCTAACAAATCTTGGAACGTTCTTATCCGGGGCAACAGCCTATTTGGACTTTGCGGACTACACCTTTGTTAATGTAACGTTAACTACTCGTGGGGCCTTGATTTACAATTCGACTCCATCAGCAAATGATAATGCTAACGCTCCGCTTACAAATCCAGCAGTTTGTGTTTTAGATTTTGGCGGGGACAAACAGGCGGTGGCTGGGGATGTGACGATCGTTTTCCCAACACCTTCAAATACGACTGCTCTAATTAGGATTACATAATGGCCCTAGTACTTGCAGATAGAGTCCAAGAACTCACCACTACTGTTGGCACTGTTGACTTTGCTTTGACTGGGGCGGTGAATTCGTTTCAAAGCTTCAATGCGGCAATTGGCGTTGGAAATACTTGCTACTATGCTGCAGTCCATTCGGACGCTACCCTGGGTGAATGGGAAATTGGTGTGGGCACTTTAAGTGCTTCAACAACGCTGCAAAGAACCACCATCTTATCTAGCTCCAATGCAAATTCTCCAGTTAACTTTTCTACTGGAGCAAAATCTGTTTTTGTTACTCTCCCTTCTCAGCGGGCTGTTTACTCAAACGCGGCGGGGGTTCCTCCTTATCCAACCATTGACGACTCTGTCGCCATATCTATTGTCATGGGGTAAAAGATGGCTACTGCATTTAAAAATTATTTAACATCAAACGTTGGCACATCGCCTTCCGTTGTTTTTACGGCTGGTGCTGGTGTTCAAAGCACTATTTATAGTTTTACTATCGCCAATATTAAAAGTCCAGCAGCGACGATAACCGTATCTGCTTACATTACTTCTGGCGCCACAATCGCGTATTTAGTCAAAGATGCCCCAATACCCGCCGGTAGTACATTAGTGGTTGTGGGCGAACCACAAAAACTTGCTATGGAAACTGGCGATACAATTACCGTAGTAGCGAGTGTTATCACTGCTGCAGACGTAGTTATTTCAATTGTTGAACTTACTTAAGAGGTAGATATGAGTTATATTGGAAAAGAACCTACCCCGGTCCCGCTTTCTACAGCGGATTATCAAGATGCGTCTGTAACAGCGGCAAAACTAGCCTCTGGTGCTGCAGTTGCCAACATTGGGTATACGCCGGTTAATAAAGCAGGCGACACAATAACGGGCAATTTAGATGTTCTTGGGACGACAACTGTTGCAGGCACAAACGTTGTAGGTACGTTAGGCCTGACCGGCAACTTTACTCAGAACCCTGCTTCGGGCACGTTCACGCTCGCGCAAGACCCAACGCTTGCTCTACAAGCTGCTACTAAACAGTATGTTGACAATAACTTTCAGTTAGCCACGGGTTCGGTACAAGCGCTTACTGGCGACTTGACTCTAACTAATGCCTCTGCTCGGGTGTTTGAATTTACAGCAGTTCCTGAGTTTACTGTAGTAAATTTGCCTGCAGCAAATACTTTAACCATATCTAATGGCAAGTTTGTATTCCGCAACGAAGGCAAGCATGTTCTTGGGGTAAGAGATAACGCAGGTAATTTAATTGGCGCAATTGGACCAAACTCTACTGCAACTTGCTATCTATACGATATTTCTACGGCAGCGGGTAAATGGTCCATGGTTGGTGATGACGTACGCCCATTTTTTGTTGCAAACGCGAATACGTTACCCCAAAGCGGCACAGCCGTTGCTGATACTTTGTTATCAACTCAATATGCTTTAACAGTAAGGCTAACGCCCACACTGTACGTAGTTATTCACAGTGACAACACCGCAACTAACCAACAAGTTATTGCTTACGCTGTTGACACATCTACAAAACCCGCAACTATTGGTTCACGTACTGTTTTAGCGGCTTTAAGTGCTGCGTCTGGTGTAGCAACTAACGCGCCTCCATGCTTTGCTTACGCAACAAGCGCTAGCACTGTTTATGTAGCTAACGCGTCTTCCACAACATCTCACGTCATACTTACTGTTTCTGGTACAAGTATTACTGTTAGTAACACGATTGCCGGAACATTTACAACTAACCCATTGCAATTTAACCCTGTTCTTGGGGAAATTGTTAACGTTCAACGTATTACAGATGATCTCTTTTTGTTTGTTACTGCGCCTAGTGCAGCCGCAATTTCGTATCAAGCAGTTAAGATTGATGGCACAACCATTCGTATTTCTACAGCAGTAACGGCAACAACGCAAGCCACTGGTATGGCTGGTTGGGTAGATATGCGTTTATTGTCATTTAACGCCGGTACTGGTGTTGGGCGTGTTGGCTTAGTACACCCCACCGCTGCCGCCGCTCCGTTCGGTTTGACATTTAACCGTATTACGGTTACTAAAAACCCAGCCGGTTCAGCGCCCACAATAACTAGTCCTGTTGATAGTTTAGCGGTCACTGGTGCAGCAATGGCTGCTACCTTTAACTTTGGCTTTGCGGTTGATACAGCAGATCCTCAATACGGTTGCGTATTTTATTATGCAAATACCACCGTGTTCCCAACATACAACGGTATTTATAACTTAGACTCAGGAACCATAACTTCCACTGCGGCTCAAACAATTATTGCTACTGCAGGCGTTGCTACTGGGTTCCAAAGATACGCATCTACTACTGCCGCTGGCGCAGGTACGGCTTCTGCAACAACCGCTGGTTTGATTGGTAATGCTAGGGGTTTGTTGTTTGATAGTTATGGCCCAGGAGCTTGGCGTGCATATTTAATCACTGCAACGTCTACCCGTTTTATAAAAATTTCTCACGTAACTACTACTTACACAGCAACGCTTGCAGACTATGCTATTCCAGACGGCACCAACACCGTTAGTGGTTTAACAATTTTAAATGGTACTTCTGGGCGTATGCTAAACCCAACATCTGCAGGAACAAGTCCTGCGTTTGCGGTATTAAGTAACTCTGCAATGGTTCCTGCAGCAGGTCAAGCAGGTGGTGCAAAACTATACCTTATGTATGACCAAGCAAATAAAGTTAACTTAATTGATATGTACGCACCAAGCACATTTTCTATTAGGGATTCAACGCCTACGTTGATTGGTTTGCAGATACTTCAAACTCAAACTGGTTATTTTGCCCTTCCTGTTGGTGCCCCAAC